CGCAATGGTCTGGCGGTGATCCGGGCGGGAAAAACTGGTGCTCGAAAGAGCCTGCCGCTGCCGAAGGCCTGGATCGAGCGATGGAACCTCGATGAGCAACGGCTGCCGGCAATCAATTTCGAAAGGGACAGCCGAACCGTGGGGGCGCAGCTAGCGGTGGCCTTTCGCCGGTTCCAAGTGCCGTTTCAGCCGTACGACCTTCGCCATGCCTGGGCCGTGCGGGCCATCTCCAACCCGCAGATCAGCCCATCGCTGGCAGCCAAGAGCATGGGCCATTCCTTGACGGTCCACACCACGCTGTACCAGCGTTATTTCGACAATGACTCGATGGCATCACTTGTGGCGCAGATGTGAGGCATAGCCCTCCACATCCACCAGCAGCCGCCGCCGCCGCTTGGTGCTGTCCTCATTGGTATCCCTGACGAACTTGGGAGGGATGGTTCCCCGGTCAATGGCCCCACGCAGCGCTTTGGCACTGGAGAACTGCAAAACCCCGGCGGCCGCGGGCAGTGGCAGCCAAAGGCTTTTTGGGCTGGTCGGCCTGGCATGCAGCTGGAAACTGGCCAAAAGCCTGTCCAGCTGCTCTGCAATCTCGTCGAGGCGCCTGTTAATCGCCTCGGCTGCAGCATCGCCCATGGCTTCAGTTGGTGAGCGCGACGCCACTGGCCTCTTTCAACTTGTGGATCGTGCGCCGCGCCGGCAGGGACTGCAACGGCAAATCAGGCTGGAAAGAATTGTTGCGGCTCAGTGACCCCGATTTTTCATCGAAGAAGAAGAACGATGGATCCACTTCAGCCGTGGGCTTGCGAAGAACCACCTTGTCTTCGACAAGCATCTGAATGCCGCGGCCAGCCTTTTTGACCTTGATGGTGAGGGTGAGGCTGCCGGCCTTGTCGGTGGCCATCACCGCCTGGGTGAGCTCGGCCAGGGCCACGGTGAGCTCGCCGTGCAAGGCGCCTTGACGCTGGAGAAACAGCCAGGCCGAAAAGGCCTGCAAGTTTGCGGTCTCGCCGTTGGCCGCGGCGTCGTCGGTGGCTGGTAAATCTGAGGATTCGTAAGTCATTTTGAGTTTCTATGAAAGAGGAAGAAAAAGCTGATGTACTGAAGCAAAATGGCAAAAAGAGCAATGCAAATTAGGCCTTGATCTGTCACAGCGGACCAGCCGGAATGCCGTGGTAGACAATGAGGTCGGTTTGTTCTTCAATCACTTTGATGGCATCGTTAATTGAGGATCGCAAGATTTGATCCGGCCTATCCAGCAGCAACCGCAAGGTCAATTTTTGGTCGCGCAATGAATACCTAAATCGTGCTGGGACCTTAAATGGGTCACGTCCTTCGAAAGGCGCCAAGGCCAAGGTAATACTTTTGGGAATTTTCAGCTGGTTCTGCCTGCCGGCACTGGCTTTGTGCTCTTCGGTGTATTGAAAACTGACTTCCCCAGAAGCCAGCCTCAATGCCTGCTGGAATTTTACTCCAGAAGCAACAGAAAGACTGGAGGCAATCTCCAATAAATCTGCCGCATCTGAATTCACAATGTCAGCCAGATGGTCTTCCAAGAAATCTGCAAACTCATCTTGCGGATGGTTTTTTTTGCAAAATTCACTCCATTCGGACCACGCTGCAGTGAGCTGGAATTCCAAGATTGCTCGATGAGCGCCCCAGCCAGGTTCTTGGTCTTTAAAATGCAAAGGGATGAGGCGGCAATGGCCATCCAATACGGCCGTGATTGTGTGCTTGTTGCAATCAGCCCATAGTTCAGCCCGTGGGCCAGGATGGATGTGACTATTGATATAATTAATAAATCCATCTAATTGATAAAATATGAAAGTGCCTGATGGCCTTAATGGTGGCAAGCCAGTTTCATGACGATAGCGATTCCCCGTCAGATCAGTTAATTCGATAAAACCGTTGCCGGTATTGGCCAAGTAAATCTTTCCAGGCTGAACCTCAAGCGGCCTGCAAGCTGATTGGGCAATTTCAGCGACTGCATCGGCTTCAGTCCTATTGCCATTGCTTGGAGAAGCGGCATGAACAATTTGATCAGAGCTGGCCATAATGGAAAAAGTCGAATGTGGGGAAAAAGTTGCGGGTTGTCAGGCGTGGATGATGGAAGCGGAGCTAACCAAAACCTTCACCGACTGCCGGGGGGGAGATCGGGTGTCGCAATCTCATCGCAGAGCTTTGCTCGCAGCAGCGCTTCCCATTGCTCGGGGTGCGCTGCAATCCACTCGCGGGCGGAATTGCAATGCTTAATTAGGGGCAGCCCTTGGCGCGATCGCCAGGCATTGGCTGCACAACGCGAGCATTGGGCTCCGGTGCCGGGTTGATGGCATAGATCAAGCTGCTCCAGGGTCCAGTACCCATCCAAAACAGCCATAGCCGCTCGCTGGCCCCAGTTCGTAACGCCCCTCTCAAGCCGAGAGCGCGTAACCACTCCCTCGCCAACGGAGACTGCGGAGATGTCAACTGTGGCCTCTGAAGCGACCAGATCATCCATGGTCTTGGGTGATTTCATCACGCTTCAGCCAGCTGGGGTTCAGGGGCCGCGGCCATTGCGGGATCAAGCGGATTGACCACGCCAGTAGCCGCGGCCAGGGCCAACAGGGACTCGATGCGCTCGGCCCTGGTCTTCGGTGGCGGCTGGATCGCCTGGGCAGGAGGCAGGGCAAAAGCCCGGTGCTCCGCAGGCACCGGCTGTAGAGGGGTGAAAGTCCCCGCAGCGGCCAGCCGCTGGGGCAGATCACTCCGCAGCCCGCGACCCACACACGGGGAAATGCCCTGGCAGGGATAGAGATACCGAAGCAAGGCCATGTGCAAAGCCATGTCTGGCACGGGCTCAGGATCCAACAACAGCTGTTGTGCCGCAAAAATCAAATGACCCTTGTTCAGCTCCTGCCGCGCCTGCTGCGGAAAGGTCAAAAATGCAAACGTGTGATCATCGCCAGTGAGCTTTTTGGCAAAGCGCTGGAGGGACGAAAGGCTTTCCAGCACGTCAAACAGGTCATCGGAACTGATCGTCATGGGCCCTCCGTACCTCGAGGTTGATCCCCCGATTCATCGCATCCCGCTTCTGCTGGCGCAGGTCGGAAGGGTCAAAATTCGGTTTGCCGGATCCTAGCATCCTGGATTCTGTATGGGCGAGGGCAAGCGGAAAATCGCTTGTTGTCGCTGCCACCGCCAAGCCTGCAATCACCCGGCGGTGCCCCTCGTGGCCCAGGGACTGCCAGCCGGCTTCGACTGCCTGTTCGAGGTAGCCCTCCAGCACGCCGTGTTCGACCGCCAGGCGAATCGCGTTCAAGGTCCGGTTTCCCAACTGCAGCCGATCGGCCCGGGGATATTCGCGGCAGCGGCGCTCCCACCAGTACGCCAGCAGAGTCAGCAGATAGGGCTCCAACTCCGGGGTATCGCCCGGCAAGGGGAAAGACTGCGCCGAGCGGCTTTTGGCGGTGGCCGCGGCCTTCGGTTGGGCTTTGGGTTTGCTTGCCGCTTCAGCTGCGACAACGAGTTCGGCGGTGATTGGGCTGGTGGCCGCGGCCACCGGTGCCGGGTCACCGGAAGCATCCGTCGGGGTCGGTTCAACCGGATTAAGGCTGATCACCTCCGTCACCTCGACCACGCTGGCGGGTTCGTCCCCCGGTGCGCGCAGCGCAGTGGGGGATACAGGGGGTTCTAAAGGCTGTTCTTCTTTCTTCTTGTTAAGTACTTCTTGTTTGTATCCCCCATTTGGGGGAGGGGTCCCCTCCCCCGGTTGGGGTAGGGGTACCTCACCCCTTTTGGGGTATCCCCCATTTGGGGGAACCCCCCGTCTGGGGGATACCCCTTTCGGGGGAGTTCCCCTGCCAGGGGATGGGCCACTTTTTTGACGAGGCTCTTCCCCAGTGTTCATTAAGGTTTTGACAGATAATGCCGGCTCGGAGCGCACATGAAAAACGGTCGTGAAACCAGGCCGTTGAACACTGGTGACCCAGCCCCCGGCTTCAAGCCATCGATGGGCTTGACGCACGTCATCAGCCTTCATGCCGCATTCCACGCTTTGGGTTTCAATCGACGGGTAGGCCTTGTCGTCGGTGCCGGCATGATCCCAAAGCCATGCGTAGACGAACAAATGGTTCTTCCGGTCTCTGCAATCCCGCAGCAACTGCTTAGGGACAATGACAAAATCAGTACGCTTAAGGGTTGACTGATCTGGCTGTGATGGCATAGAATTCAGATGTTGAATGTGATGGAAGAGGGCCTGGCCTGACTGGGCTCGACGCCTTACGGATCGCTGGGGAGCGGCTGTAAGCACACGTTCTGCATAGAACCCCGGTTCGGCCCCGGGGTTTCTTTGTGGATGCAGACATAGGCCATCCACGAAACAGGATAGGGGCTTGCTGGCGTCTCGAACAACTGATGGGCGGGAATCGGGCAGAATGCAAGAGCCCCCTTCTCCATGCGGACACGGTCATTGCCCCAAGCCACCCCGCCAGAACTGCAGCGCTTTGCTCGCGGGCAAGAGACCTTCGCCGCTTTGACTCGCAGCTGGATGGCGCGATCGGGCTGGAGTTATGCCGCCATGGCCGACCTGGCCGAAGCCGCTGTCATCGCCCTGGAGGCGAACGGCATCCCCGGCATGGGGAAGGGCCCTTATGCCAAGGATGATCTTGCTATCGCCAATGGCCACGTCTGGCGCGCCAAGAGGGATGGCATTGGCATCAACAGCACCATCCCCAAGCTGAATCAGGAACAGGGATCAGAAGACTGGGAACGGGTCGCCACTGTGCGCAGGATTTTTGCCTCCCAGATCAACAACCTTCAGCTCCAACGGGTCAAGCAGGTTTCGCCGGTGATTTTTGACAGCTACGGGCTGCTCAACAAATACATCGAGGCCGTCCAGACCGGCAAACTGCCAGCACCCAAATCAGAGGTGTTGGCTCGGCACATCACCAACGCTGTAACGATCACCGACGAGCAGGGCCTCTACGGCGCTGAGGAATTTTTCAGCGTCTACTTGGGCAACGTGGCCCCTGAAATCGTCGAACCGGTGGTGAGCGATCAGGAAGCTCGATCCATTAGCGCAGCCGTAGCCAAGAAAATTCGCGAAGGCATTCAGGCCTGCAAACTTGATCTGATCGACGACTGGAGCCAGTTCCTCTCCTGTTACCCCACATCAAACCCTGAGCGACTGGCCCGCATCCGCGAGGTCGCCCTTGGCCTTGGTGTCTGGTCAGCGGATCAGGTGCGCGACGAGGAGGCCGCCGTCGCCATAGCCCTGGTCCGCCTGGCCAGCCGCAATCGGCCGCAGCTCAGCGATGCCTCAGCAACCGCTGCACCAGCACTGGAGGAATCCCAGGCATCAACCCAGGGGCAGGGCTGACGGGGCCGCGGCGGTCCCATCGCTCCCACGTTCGTACGCCAGCTCCACCTGCTCATTGCTCTCCGGGCACCGCCAGCGCAACACCAGCCGGTCCACAGGCCAGAGCAGCAACCATTGCGACCGAGCCCGCCAAATCTTGTCGGCAGCCTCTGCCGAGCTGGTCTCACATGTCAGATCCGAACCTGTAACCGCAAAAATCAGCGCTGGAACCGTCACGGGCAAAGCAATGGGCATTGGCATACAGGATCTTGGATGGGTGCTATCCTTTGGCTGTCCAGCCCACCATACTGATTTGTGGATGTTCCCCAGCAGGGCACCGAGCCCACGCTCACGGATGAAAAACCGGCTCATCAACCGGAAAACCTTCGCTTACAAGTTCTTGAAAAAAAGCTCGCAAGATTAGGCGAATGGGCCTTATCTGCCCAGGAAGGTTTCAGAGGCCTACAAGAAAAACAAGACCTGATTGCTGCTGACCTCGCTTCTCATCAGGCAGCACTACAAACTCAACAGCAGGCCGCGGCTGTTGACGTGGTGATGGGTTACAGGCCTTCAGTTGAGCAGCTAATCCTGCTGTTTGAGGCCTTGGCGCAGTGGCAATGCGGTGCCCCTGAGGTTGAGAAATCAGCCCGGGCCAGTTTCAAAACCAAAGAGCACAATGAAGGAGGAGGAGGGGGGAAAGATGTAAGTTATTCTTACGCGACACCAGGAGAAATTTCCTCGCTGGCACGGACAGCAGGAGAAGTTGGGCTAGCGCATTTTCATCGAGAAGTTGTTCTTTCAGATTATAGTGTCATTAGAACTTATTTGTTACATAAGGGCGGTGGTTTTATTTACTCAGACGTGCCACTTTTGACGAGGGAAAATAAATTACTTAGTCCTATGCAAGTGTGGTCAGTGGCTAACACTTCGGCAAGGCGACTAGGACTCCTTTCGGTCTTAGGCATCATGCCAAGCGACACCGATGATGATGGCAATCCGCGCCAGCCAGAAGGCCAGGCAAATGGCCGCGGCCGATCAATTCGAACTGTGGGTGCGAGTTCGGGCTCCTCACCCAGACTGGGAGAAAAACCACCGCCATTGCCTGAAGCGAACATAAAGCGCATCCCAACTTCCAAACCTGCTGCCGTAGGGGCGGAGCCTGGGCAAGCGGAAGCACCGATCCCAACCACAGCAACGGCCGGCTATGTGCCCGCATGATGACCCTTGCCATCAAGCCATCCTTTTTGCTATTGCGCTAGCGAGTCAATTCTCAATGGCGTTGTTTGAGTTTCTCAACCCATGATCCTCAATGGCGCGAGACATTTCAAACGATGGTGCGCAACCAATTGCAAGTCCATTTGATTTATCCTCCAACCAAAGCATCTAAAGACTATGTCACGAATTGTTCGAACAGCTGAGCCTGATGTCTTCTTTCATGAAGACGCCGGTTATCTCATCCCTCCTAAACAGAGCAATCTGGCGCCCCTGCTTTTGATTGCCCGATGTGGCACCCTAGGCCTGCGTGCCAATGGCACCCTGGTTTGCTTGCACCGGCCTGAGGAATGGTCAGCCGGCATGCACGGCATGTACGGCGAATGGAGCGAGGTTGACACGAAATGCCGAAGCCTTACTTGGGATGAAACGGCGACTTTGTTGGAACACACAGAAGCAATGCTTCTGTTGCCAGAAAAAAGCTTGAGCCTGGAAACCCTGCCCATAGCTTGCCTTGTTTGGGCCCAGGCCCACATCGTAAGCCTCATGCCGTACAAGAAAGCGCAGCTTCGCATAGAAGAACTTCAAGAAGCCATTGAAGATGTCAAGAAGAAGAACAGTAAGCTAAAAGCAGCTTTGACTAAATCTAAAAATTCCTGAAGCAAACTTACAACTAATCCAAAAACCCATCCCCGCAAATCAAGAACGAAGGCCGCTCGTGGCCTGATTGGCGCACTTCTGACCCTGACAAGGCCATCGAGCACGACCGATCTGCTCACGACCTGGGCAACAAAGCCTGATTCCTATTTTATCTTTTCCCATGAACACAATTCAAGCCATTGGCAAGGTCACTCGCGAACCGGAAATAGACGGAGAAATTACGCGAATGGAGCTTGCTTCCTTCGACAATCAAGATCCAAGGCCAATCTGGTTCAAGGTTTCCGTCAAGGGGCACAAAAAACTGATGGCAAGCATCAAAAAGGAATCATTGGTGGCCATTACAGGCTCTATGAAATCTATGCACTGGCCCAACCCAGCCACAAAAGTAACCTATAGGACACTGGTCCTATGCGCAACATCGCGATCGAGCAGTCCGTAAAAAATGTCATGATGCAAGGCTGATGGCTATTGAATTGCAAGGCTTCTGGCTTTCTCTTTGGGGCAAAACCCTGGATTCCAGTGCGATTGTTGAGCTGCAGACTGGTCAGCCAAGGAAATTCCTGCCGCCTGGGACATTTTGTGAACCAGTAAAAGCCAAGGTTGGCCACATAGTGACTACCGAGACTTACAACATATGGCCTGTTACCATTGGTTTGGCGGAATCATATCCATGTATTGTTCATTACTTGGAGTTATCCGATGTGCCTGACGGGCCAGGATCGATCTACAAGCAATTGATCTTGCCGTCGGGTGGCGTCAGCTGTCCCGCTAAACCTCCCACCTTTCGATTCTCAGTCGGAAGCCTGATAATACGAGCACCCTTGGCGAATTCGTGCAGACAGGATGAAGCGTTGATCGCCACACCGGTCTCCCATTTCACAGCAAATGGTTGGTGCCGCCGCACCTTCCACTACGACGACCCTGCCAGAGTGTTTCAACCAACTGCAATTGTTTATCGAGACAGACTTGATGCCATCGTTTTTGTGGAAGAGTTCAACCGACAAGGCGACACCATTGTGACTGAACGATTCTCGCTGCAGTAATCGGTAGAATGGATGGACAGTCTTTGCATCACGATGACTGGACCGATTGCCGACAAGAAGCCTGAAGCGGTCAAAACCATCCTCACCATCACTGCTCTACAGGATTCCTGGCTCAAGAAGAAGCCAATCCCAGCGAGTGACCTCAGCTCAGACCTAATGAAGCCAGTGAAGGCAGGAGCCATTCACGGTTTGGTGGCCGTACGTGAAATCCCCCGCACGGCCCATGTGGAGGTGGATCTTGCCGAAGGCGGCGGCACCTGGGTGATCTGGCAGCCCCACTGGAGAGGTTTCTCAGTGCCTCCCACCAGCCCCATCGTCAGCGGCTTGATTGATTGGCGCGACATGGGCGCAGCGGTATCGACTCATCTCAGCGTTGGTGAGGTGCTGCAGTTCGATCCCCGTCGGCGGCCATCACCCTCCAGCGGGGACATCCCCCGCATCATCCACACTGCACGCAAAGGCTTTGAGCCCCTCAGGCTTGCCTGGGGGACACCGCTGGGCGTGACGAGCTTCTACCGACCTGAGCCTATCAACGCTGAAGTTGGAGGGGTTCGGAACAGTCACCACATCCCCGGCAACGCATTTGACATCTACCCCATCGGCCGCAGCTTGGAGGAGTTATACCAATGGGCTCGCGTTCGCTGGACGGGCGGCCTGGGCGATGGCCGAGATAGGGGCTTTCTCCACTTCGACACCCGCAATGGTGGGGGATTTGCACCCGGCGGTGGCCGTAGGCCTGCGGCTGAGTGGATCTACTGATTACAAAATTGGATGCCCTACAAACGGCCCGAACCCATCATCCCACCGATTCTGACGGCAGGGCAGGCATTGTTCCTGGCATCCCAGCGGCAGCTGCACCGCCAATCAATCGAGGAGCCCGATGCTGACGCGGAACCCTTTGCCCACATAATGGATTTCAACGGAGAATTCCAGCAGAATCTTGCGTAGGGCATCGTCGCTGCAAGCTGCCAAGGTGGCCGGATCCCGCAGCAGGCAGTCGTAAACCGTCGACGCATCGCTGGAGGCGCTGGGCGTCAAGGCAACAATCTGATCACGCAGTTGGCAGATCGCCACCCCCAGGGCATTAACCCCCTCGGTTTGCAGGGCCTCCAGCCGGGCTAGCTGATCTCGGCACTCCTGCAGCTTGTAGCAGTCGCTCTCGGCTTGCTGCACAGCCCATTCCTTGGCCAGCCGTGCCATGCGAGGGGCCGCTCGACGGGTCAGCGCGGCGATCGTTGCCGTGCGCAACGCCTCCTCTTCCAGCTGGGCCCCATGGCACGGGCAGCCGACCCGACTGCATTTGTAGTTGCTCGCCCGGCTGTCCCAGCGGAACTGGCTTGAGCAGCCGCTGCACACAATCAGCCGACTGAAAAGGCGGCATTCATCCCGGCGTGGCTGATGGCCGCGGATGTAGAGCAACCGCTTGAGAATTCGCCATTCTGATTGTGAGATCAGGCACGGGCCATGGCCCCATTCAACCGTGGCCCATTGAAGCGAGCGAGGGACTCGATGCCCGTTGCCACCCCGAAGGGTTGGGTTCGTAATCCATCTGCTGAACCCTTTTCGTGTCGGTATCCAAGGAAATGCAATCGGCAAAGCCCTGGTAATTGCTGAATACGTGAGTTCGGACTGAATTGCCAATTCAACCAACAGCCTTGCCTGGCGCCAGTTGGATTCGCAGCGCTGTATCCGTCCGTTGCTGTAGCTAAAACCAAACGGTACTCGTCGCATCGGCCAATAAGGATCCTTCCTTGTACGGCGTCAAACACCAGTCTGCGCCTGGACCCAACTGGGTAAACTGGTTAACAGATTACACAGATAAGCTTTTCAAAATGGCCGCCAAACGCCCTGCCGCCGCTGGTCAGCTGGCTCCCATTGCTAGGCCGGTGGAGGACGCAGAGACCAGTCCCAGAGCGCGAGTTGTCTCCCTGGCCGAGCTGACGCCAGACCCGCGCAACGCCCGGCGGCGCACGGAGCGCTCGCACGGGATGCTGACCCGGTCAATCTCCGACTTCGGTGCGGCCCGCTCGATCGTGGTCGATGAGAACGGGGTGGTGCTTTGTGGCAACGGCACGGTGGAGGCCGCGGCCATCCACGGCATCAACCGGGTGCTTGTGATTCCGACTGATGGCAACACCCTGGTCGCGGTGCAGCGGACCGATCTGAGCCCAACCGCAAAAACGGGCCTTGCCCTGGCGGACAACCGCAGCAGCGACACTTCGGAGTTTTCCGGGCAGTTGCTGGCCGAGCTGATGGAGGCCGACACGATGCTCGACATCAGCCCCTGGTTCACCGAAGACGAGTTCTCGGCCCTGCAGAAGGCTGATGAGGTGGAGTCCCTCCCCCCTGAAGAGCCGGCGGCGAAGTCAGGCCTGGAGATCAAGATCGCTTTCAACAATCAGGAGGCCTTTGACCGCTTTGGGTCGCTGCTGGTCCAGCTGGCCGCCAGCCTGCCGGAGCTGGACGAGCTGTCGGAGCGGTTGGCCCTGGTGATCGAGGAGCACCTCAACCGGCGAGACCGGCGAGGCTGAGGTCCGCCTGCAGGCCCTGCAGATTTGAGCACCACCTGCAGGCCCTCCGAGTGGTGTGGCGTCAGCCCCAACCCGGCAGAATGAGCAACTGGCAATAACGCTGTGCCGCAGGGCCTTTTGGAACTTGAGGCCCGGCTGGCCCGGCTGGATGCCAAGGCCAAGCAAGCGGCCCCCGGGCAAATCGGTCTCGACTTTGGGTCCACGCCCGCACCACCGGCCGCCGCCGGTGCGGGGCGCCAGGGCAAGCCCTGCGGTGATGGCCACATCAGCGCCGCCTATTCCTGCCACAAGAATGGAGGCGACGCCCCCCAAGGGCCAGCGGCTGGCGACACCTTCACATCGGATGAAGCCATTGCCCTAACGGTGTTGGCCAACAAGAAGCTGCGCAGCGACAAGGCCAGAAACAAGGCCATGATCGATCTGGGTGTCCGGCCAGATACGGATTTCGTCGCCCTGGTCATGGCCGCACGGGAAAAGCTGGGCGGGACCAGCTGGTGGCAGGACGAAAGCGGGTGGAAGGACAAACTGCAGCGCTTTGCAGCTGCTGCAGGGATAACGCACAAAGCCCCCGCCAAGAAGAAGCAGGACCCAGAGCTGATGAGCTCGGCCGAGGTGAAAACCTCCGCTGACCAGCTGGCATTTGCCAAACAGCAGCGGGCTGCGGCCCGCTGCGCTGGCGACACCACGGGGGAACAGGCCTGGGCTGATTTGCAGCGGGACCTCCAACGCCGCCGCCTGGGGGCGGCCATGGCCGGCAAGCGACAAAGTCAAACGGGACTCTTCGGGGCCACCGATAATGTCATCCCTGCATTGTGTGGGCCGACTGGGAGTCCAGCAGTTTTACAGCTTTAATCAGGATCGCATTCCTCAGAGTCCAGCGATTCCCACCGGTTGTGCTCGTCGGCCTGCTGGTTCCATTCTCGCCGTAGGTCGTCCTCGCTGAGCGGGCCAGGGGGGATGTCGTCAGATGTCAGTGCGGTGCGGGGGGTGGCCATGGGTGCAGCCAAGTGTAAAGAATTAAAGGGTAAAAGGGTAAAGAATTAATCCTGGGGGAGGCAACAGACGCGGAAACCGACGCTGCAGAGGCGGGAGCCCAGGTGCCTCCTGAGCCGATAGGCCGAACGGCAGGCACTGGGAGCGAGGCTCCAAGAGCCGCCGCGCACCAGCCGCTCAGGGGAGGCAACAGACGCGGAAACCGAAGGTGTTATTGCGGTTGTCCGGGTGGAAGGGGAAGCGGTAAGCCGAGCGGCAGCCCCTGGGGAAGTAGTTCCACGACCCGCCGCGCAGCACTTTCCCAGGCTGTTGCCCTCCACCCAGGCACTGCCATCCGTCGGCGCCCCCTCGTAGCTCTCGTGCCATTCATCCAGGCACCATTCCCATACATTGCCGTGCATGTCATGCAGGCCCCAGCCATTGGCCGGGAAGCTTGCTACATCAGTGGTTTGCGCAGTGTTGTAATTGGCCAGCTCCGGCTTCAGCGTGGCCCCGAAATGAAACGGCGTGTTGGTGCCGGCGCGGCAGGCGTACTCCCACTGGGCTTCACTGGGGAGGGTGTACTTCTTGCCGGTGCGTTGGCTCAGGCGATGGCAAAATTCCATTGCATCTAGCCAGCTCACCCGCTCCACTGGGCGATTGTCGCCTTTGAAGTGCGAGGGATCGGGATCCAGGTCGCGCTCCAGCTTTCGCCAACCCGCAACCTCCCGCCACTGTGCCTGGGTTATCGGTGTCTGGGCCATAAAGAAAGAGCCCAGGGTCACCTCGTACTGGGGGCCTTCATCGCTGTACCTATTTGGCTCATCGGTAGGGGAACCCATCAGGAAACTGCCAGCAGGAATAAGCGCCAGCGGGATTAGGTCTGCTGTCGGTTTAGCCGCTGCAGGCTGATGGTCGGCGTCAATCCTTGTCAGCTCGGCTAATGCAACTGTGGCACTAGCGAATAGGGCCCGGTCGTTTTGAGTGCGGACAAACTGCACAGCAAACTCAAAGCCGGCTTGGCTGGAATCAGTGGTCATGGTTGGTCCTCGGTGTTGGTGGGTTGGTAGTTGACCATGTGATCGGGCAGGAGCGGCAGGGGGCCGGTCATGCCGTTGTCGGTAAAAATCGGATTCGCGGTACAGCGGTTATCTTGAGTTCGTAACTGGAGGCCAATCTGGCGCAGCCGCTCGCTTGCTGCCACCGGCACCGGAGCGGGCGCTGGTATAGCGCGGATCGCTTCAATGGCGGCATCGGCAATCTCTGCTACGCGGTCGCCGTTTTCGGCCACCGGCACAAAATCGTCTGGGCCCATCGTTCCGTAGCCCCAGGCCTCCCATACCCTCCTGCAGTCGTAGGCTCCGCTGCCCAGTGCTTCGGCTACGGCCTGGTGGACCGCCTCGCGGCGTTGGTCGTCAAGCTCGGCCACCGGCACCCCTCGCAGGGCGGCCAGCTCGGCTTCCTGCTGCTGGAGCAGGGTAGCGGCGCGGCGCAGCTTCAGAAATGCGTCAAGGCTGATTGCGCAAGCCTGCTCTCGCGTGGGCGTCAGGAACTCCACCAACTCCCCCACCTCCCCTGGCTCCGGCGCTGGCGGGGTGGCGGGTCAGCGCGACCCCAGCCATTCACCACGGCGCGGGCGGTAAATCTGGCTTCAGATTGGGCTGGTGAATTGCCAAGGTCATCCCACTCAGGGGTTGAATCTAATCTTTCAAAACGCATAGCCTTGTAAATCTGCTTGGCAACTTCTTCTATCTGCGCTTCAGTTGGTGCAATCATGGTTTTGATTCCAGGATGTTGAGTTGGCCGGGGCCAGGTTCTGGTGATCGACGCTTTGACCAGGGCGGGGGCTGGTAGACCTTTGGAGCCAGCTGGCGCTTGATCTCGCTCAACCAGATCTTGTAGGGGTGTCCACTCTTGGGCTCCCAGGGAAAAGCATCGGAAAGGGCCCGCCGCAGCGCCGGCAGGTCGCTGGTGCCGACGTCCTTGATCACCTGGGCAATCAACGGGGCCGCCTGCTTTCGCCAGTAGGAGGTGGTCATATTGCTTCCAGCTTGAGCTCGTCCGGGGGGACGATTGCAAGCACTTGGAAGGGCAGAGCTGCTGCCTCGTCTTCCCTGAGGTAACGGGTCCAGCTATTCATCCAACCGTGGCCTTGCCACTGGAAGCCGGCCTCCTTGGCCAGGTGTCGTTCGTCGTATGGGACCAGGGCTGCATGAAGCAGCTGGGGCTTCTGGGCATCCAGCAGCAGCTCCGCCAGGTCCTCCCTGGTGGCGAGCACCTGGGCCAGGTAAGTGCAGTCGGTAAGGGCCCGGTGGGCGGCCCACACCGGCACCCCATGGGCCAGGGCCAGATCGATTACCGATGGCGTGGCGCGCAACCCGGGCCGGTGCCACCTGAAGTCACGCAGGGTGCAGATCCAAGGCGTCGGCGACTTGCAGTTAAGCAAGGGCTCCAGCCAAAGGCGATCAAAGTCGACGTTGTGCGCAATCACCGCGTCGCACAAGTCGTAGAGGCTTTGCAGATAGGAGATCGCCCAGTCAGACAACTGCTCAACCGGGCCCGAAGCCAGCAGGGAATCGGGGATCCCGTTGACTGCTTCGGCGCCGTTGGGCACCACGCTCGGCAGCAGGGCCGAGAATTGGTGGGTGACGGCCCGGTGTCCCACATCAAAAAGAATGGCCCCAATCTCAATCGGAGCGTTTTCTTCGAAGTCGATGCCCGTCGTCTCGACGTCGACGATCAAGAGATTGCGGAGAGGGAGTGTCATGGTTTGGATTCTTCGGGTGGTGCTGGCAAGAAAGTGTCGATTGCCGTTTCTCCAGGACTGACCCCCAGGGCCTGGGGAAGGGCGCCGTGCTGAGCAACGGCAAGGGCCTGCAACTTCAGCAGCTCGGGATTGGTGGCAGTGAACCAGCCGGCCCGCTTCAGCCAGGCCGGCAGGCTCAGGTCATCGGCGGCCGCAATCATCGGGCCCAGCAGCTCCAGCTGGGCGGGGTTGGTAGCCCCGAACCCCTGGGGATGGCTCCTACTGCGGTTAAATCTCATGGGATGCAATCGGAAGGGCGATGGCGATAGGTGGGCTTGCAGATCTTACTACCCATACAAGATCCTGTATGCTGACATCGTTGGCCCACCGACGCTCTTCATCCGGCAGGGCCCACCAAAATCATGACAACGCTGGCAGGCATCATGAGAGCTGATTGGGGCAAAAGCCTCAAGCTGTCCTACAAGGAGGGGCACCTCAGCTGGGTAATCGCAGCAACGGCTGCCTTTTATGTGGCCGGAATGGCCACCAGGGCCGTAATGAGGCGCCTTCGGGCTGAGCCACTGTTCTGGCTGTTGCGTCCGAAGGCGCCCAGCTTGGTCCTTGGCATTGACCCGGGCACAGAAGACGGTTCGAAGGACAATGCGGTAATGGCCCTGGCCGTTGCCACCCCGTATGTGTTTCTCTCGACCCCTGGACCCATCAGCTTCCCAGTTGCAGACTTCCTGGCAGCTGGTGGGATGGAGGCGGCGGAGATTCAACAAGTGCTGGGTGAACCAAGGCAACCACAGCCCTACCAAGTAGGAGTCATTGAGTCCATTGAAAGCGGTGGAAGCAGCTACAACCCCAAGCCCAGCTATCCTCCATCCGATCGCTCGGGCCCGCGCCAGCGCCGGCCCTGGGGCTTCAAAGCATCGTGATCCAGGTGCTGTCCATCGGCCGCGCCGCCGCCCCAGCTTGGCACGCCATGGCCAGGGCCATCACGGCATCATCGTGGTGGCCTGGGGCGGCGGCGCGCCCGCCTTTTTCGTCCTGGCGGAAGTTCCGCAGCTGATGGCCCAGGCCCTCGCGCTCTTCTCCGGCCGGGAATGGGCCCTTGGGGATGACCAGCTCCTCCTGCTCCAACAACAGCACGATCCGATCGGTCATCAGCAATTTTGAGGGCCCGCCAGTATGGATTTCGGTGATTTCAATTGATGGGCGCAGCAAGCAAAGAGCTTCAGCAACCGCTGCGCCAACACCATTGTTTTCAACCGCCACCAGCACCGGCGCATATTCGTCGATGAGCCGGGCGCAACGCCGCAGGCCGTAGTCCCGGCTTTGGCCGCTCACGTTGAATCCGGCCACCACCCGCCACGGGCTGCGGGTGACATCGAGGACGATGCCGCAGAAGCCGTCGCCGCCGCCGCCATTGGGATCAATACCCAGCACGTAGACGTTCTGCCGATAGGGCGATTCCCAGCCACCGCGAGACTCGGCCAGCTTGATCAGATCGTGGGAGTAAACCTCAGAGTCGCTGGCGGTAAAATCAAGCTCGAATTCACTTTGCCACTGAGCCTTGGTGATTTGTAGCGCGCGTCTATGTTTTTCAGGCCACTCTGGATCCTGGTTGTAAACCGGATGCTGGGAGTAATGAATGCAAATCTTGGCGTACTGGTTGTCCGGGCTGATTTGCAGCCGCGGGAGGCCATTGGCCCCCATCGGCGTGGGATCGACAACCACTTCGCCGTGATCTTCGTGCCAGTGATCAGAAAACGCGCCTGATCGGCCCTTGGGGGTTGTGACCCACACGTGCCGCGCCGCGTCACCCAGCATGCTGGTGGTCGGAAGGGCGCCCTGCTCAATCCCTTTGAGTTTTTCGATGAAGGCCGCTTCATCGAACAGCAACATCGACGCCGAGGGGATGCCCCGGGCAGCCCGTTCGGTGGGCGGCAGAAAATGCAGGCTGCCGAAGCCGTTGAAAACCAGCTTCCGCATTGAATCCTTTGCGAACTTGGGGCAGCGTTCCCGCAGGCTGCTGGCCTGGCCCTTGATTCGAGCGGCCAGCTCGCTGGCGTCTTCGCCGGTTTTCGAAAAAACGACACCTGTCCATGCCGTTTTACGAATGGATTGACAGAGCTTGTACGAAATGATCGTTTCAGATGCACCTACCTGACGGCTTTTCAGCACATAAACATTTTTCACCCTGCGAATTACTTTGATTAAATCACGTTGATATAAGTAAGGCACAAATGGCATGTACTTGCCACTTGAAGCGATTAACGTCTGTTCTGCGAAGTCTGGCCAGGCAGGAGGAAGCGTGTCCCATGGGGCGGCGGCCTTTTCAGACGTGCCAAGCACTGGAATGGGTGAATACCAATCAACTATTGAAGGTGGCTTTACAATTATCTGAACCATGCCTTACTCAAAATCCTCGCGAGGATCATGGGCCGCAGCTTCCCTGGTTGCCTGGTTGGCCACAATGTCGGCATCAGGCGCCTTTTCCATGAAATAGCGAGCCATCGAGTCGCACGCCTGGATCATTGCGCCAGGATTTTTCAGCGTTCTCGCCAGCTTGTAAGAATTCTCATAGCGATGAAAAATAATCAAGGCTATTCGCCTCTTATCGGTTTCTGTCAGCGACTCGACCATACCGCCAATCGCTTCATTGATATAAAGGCGAGCATTTGGCAGGCTCAGCCCCCATTTCTGGATGCAATGGCCCTCTAGGTCAAGGGCGGAATAGCCGTTAATACAAAGGGTTTGTAGCTCCCGCACACGGAATAGTTTCTCTAATCGCGTTGCTTTTTTCCTGGGCTTTTTGGCTCCGGCAGTTTTTTTTTCTGCTGCTCCTGCCACTCGTCAAGCAGACATGTTCGTCATGTTACCCATTTAATAGCAAATCAACTGGAAGAGTGCCCGCTGCCAATGGCTTGGCCCCGGCTCCTTCCACTCATAATGCCAATAACAATGATGGGCAAAGCGGCCAATGCAGCGGGTCTTTGGTGCAATTGAGGCCCAACTGGACCGCATCGATGCTCGCCTAGGTGCCCGCAAGGCACGAGCGCCTGGCCAACTGGATCTGTTCGGCGGTGGCGCCCAAATTGACATGACGATGCCTGGCCAGGCTCCCAACAGCGGCCGGAACAGCCAGAAGCCACCTGCGGTGGGCCGGGCGGCCCGCGGCGCAACCGCACGAGAGGGCAAGCCTTGCGGGGATGGTCACATCTCTGCGGACCTCACCTGCCACAAATCAGGCAGTGCAGCGACACCAGACGCCCAAACACCACCCAAGGGGCCTGCCTCCGCTCCAGCCACGCCAACAGCAGGGGAGGCGGCCCAGGGCAACACCAGCGCCGAGGCCTCTCCAGGCAGCGGTGCTGCCACCAGCTACGCCAGCCCAGCAGACCTCAGCTACGAGCTTGCCCTGAATGCCCACCGAGGCACTTCCTTTGACCCGGAGAAACGAGCCAGATCAGACCAAAAGGATTACGCCGCTCATCTAAACAGCCTCTACGCACGACTGCAGGAGTCGGCTGAGTCACCGGAGCAAAGAGCGATCTTGGACGCCGAGATGAAGGCATACAAGGATGGCTACACCAAGCGCTATACCGCCTGGCTGGGCGCAAAAAGCCGGATTTTGAGCCCAATGATCGCCGGGCCCAGCAATTTCCCGGTGCGGCGCATGGAGAAGGCAAGCCGTGCTGAAGATGTGAGACGGCGCGAGCTGGAGGATTTCACCACCAGGGCCCAAAGCAGCATCTATCGCAAGCTGCAGCGTGGCCGCACTCCAGAGGCCGCCCACGCCCAGGAGCTGGCCATGGTCACCCGCAGCATCAATAGAAGCATCACCTGGACAAGGGAAGCGGAATCGGGGCGCACGTTTTACGACCGGTCGTCAGCGGCGGCCTCGATTTCGGGCAAAATAAGCCGCTTGGCCAAAAACGGCCAGGTGGAGCTAGTGCGTGACCTTCTCGACCACCTAAGAGACCAACAGGACACGCTGCGCAAGCCATTGTTCACCCCCAGGCATTCGGTCTGGAACCTGGAGGAGACGGCCCGGCAACAACGGCTGGCAACAACCGCCAAAGCCGCCTCAGCAAAAGCCGGTGCAGCAGCAGCGGACTACAAAAGCGGTGAGATCGAGCGTGATTTCGACAACAACCGGGTCCGGATCCGGTTCCACAATGGCAAGCCATCCGATGCCATCCGCAGCCAGTTGAAAGGCTCTGGCTGGCGCTGGAGCCCCAGCAACAGCGCGTGGCAGCGCATGAACACCGAGAACAGCGTCTACGCGGCCAAGCGCATACTCCAATCAGCTGATGAAGAGCAAAAATCCCGTGGTGACAGCATTGAAGCAATCGAAAACAGACTGCTACGGCTGAGTGCAGCTAAATCAAAAGTTGCTTGTTAGGATTGGGGAGCAATTGACCAGCTTTAGGCCAAAGCAAAAGGATGACAGACCGACAAACTGGCAGAACCACCGCAAAATGAGTGCTGCCCCACTCGGCGCGGTTTTTGTGTGGCTAAACAGCAACTTGTTCTACCCAAAGGCATTAGCAGCAAAGTTGGGGCGTGATGACCTGGAGGTGCGCCCATTGTCATGGCTGAATGTACGCAACACAAGGGGACGCAGATTCAACTACTCAGAGGTGGTTGTGGACCATGCTGTCCTGTTTGACAGCGAGCGCTGTGCAGCGCTAAATATCTTGCGCCTAAATGGTTGTAAAGTGTATGGAGCTAAAAGAGCCTTTCTGCAGCAAATAAATGAGCAATTCTCAAGACAGCTGCCCAGTGAGATACTAGATGAACTTGCCCATCAATACTAAATGAGCACGAATTGGCGCCAGTTTGCGGCCATCGCTTTTGATCCCACGGTGGCTGCAGTGATCAAAGCGTTGAACATCGAAGTGCCCCCCGAAGGGCGGCCTGTGGCGTTTGCCGGTGCGGACTCATTCATGGCGGCCCGCACAACAGAAGGCAAATGGGTGGTGCTCGATCATGGCGGCAGCCGGTTTGTCGATGGTCCCGCCGAGGTGCTCAAAGCGGCCAAGTTGGCCGCCGGCACCCCCCACGGCGACGCCCTGCGCCAGTGGCTGGGGTGGTGGGGCTGGGTGCCAGCGGCCAAGGCCAAACCTCAATCAGGCGGCTAGGACGCCATGGCAGCAGTGGATTGGAGCAAATACCCAGACGACTGGAAAGAGATCGCCCTCAATGTGAAGCGCCAATCGGACTGGGCCTGCGAAGGCTGCAAAACCCAGTGCCGGCGCCCCGGGGAGCCGTTTGTCACCCACCGGCTGACACTCACGATCGCTCACATCAACCACATCGAGCACGACTGCCGGCCCGAGAACCTGGTGGCCCTATGCGCACCCTGCTACCTGCGCTATGACGGTGAGAGGCGCCGGCTGCAAAGGCGAGCGATGGCACGCATTCAAAACGTAAAGCCATGCACGATCCAGGATTCTTAGTCACAGTCACAGTCACGGACAAAGATGCCATTGGGGCCATAAACCCCGGCGACATCATAGAATCTTCCCTCTTTTATAAGGCCCAAATTGAACACGCGCCAGGGGTGACAGCAGAGGGTGAACGATATGATGCCATTGTTCGCGATATAAGACCAATCGGCGTATAGCTGCTAAAACAATGATTCCTGAATGACTTGCTCACCATCGTCGGTCAAGGCCAGGCGACGCAGCTTGCCCATTGCCTTGTTGACAATGTTGGAAACCCGATCAGCAGTTGTATCAAGCATCCTGGCGATTTCTGTTTTAGGCAATTCATTTAGATACAACAGCTCAATTATTTCGGTTTCTTCATTTGATAGAAACGGGAGCATTGCCGCCAGCCTCTCAAGCTGAAGAGCATTTTCCAGCCGATCTTCCTCAATATCGACGCGGCTTTTGGGGCATGGCAAGACCTCTTCTAGGCAGTGCTTCTCATCAGGCAACAGGACTGATGTGCTGCCGCATCTTTTAGCGCGAGCCCCTATCCGAATGCGTTCCAACTGTTCCATACTTTTTAGCCCTGAAATCTCCAGCAACTCAGCATCCGTAAGCCGATTTGGACTGGATGCGATATGGCGCTCGACACTGTACAGCACCTCCAGCACATTGGTCGGGATGCGAATCGTATCCGCAGTTTCCGCCAGGGCGCGATACATCGCCTGTCGCACCCACCAATAGGCATAAGTGCCTAGGGTATAACCCTTGGTTGGATCGAACATCTCGACCCCGCGCTGCAAGCCAATTGCCCCCTCCTGGATCAGATCCTCAAGGGGGAGGCCCATCCGGCTGTACTTTTTGGCGATGGTGACGCACATCCGCATGTTTCCTGTCACCAATCGGTCTCGTGCCCGCTTGCCTGCTCGCCGTATTCCCCCCGGCGCCGCGTCAGGGCCGCCAGGCCAATCCAGCCACGCTCGAACCTGCTGGCCCATGAGCAGCTGCTCGGTCTTGTTTGGGATCGGATACCGGCCGAAATCGGCCAGCATGGCACCGACCATTGATGATCTCTCGCCTGACCTGCTGGCCATGGCCCCGCATCGCCGATGTTCGCCGCAAGCTTACAGTCCATTGCATCCAGCATTGGCGATGAAGCGCCCTGGCATTCAGGAGAACGGACGGGCGGCCTTAACCTGATCGAGCGCCTTTCGTAAAAGAGCAGGGATTTTGGATACCGACAAAATCGCTTTTGAGGAACGGTTTGACGGGGTATTGGTTAACACCCTGACCAGAATGGGCACCAGTCAGGACAAGGAGCGATACACCGGTGTTGCAGCGCCGGAAATTCTGCAACCCGCTGACCTGGACGCTTTATACATAAACAACTGGCTCTGCCGGCGCATCGTGGACACCATCCCGCAGGAGTGCACCAGGGCGGGCTGGGCCCTGACCCTGGGCCCGGAAACCACCAATGCTGAGAAGAAGCGGTTTGATCGGCTGGTTGCGACTGGCGAAAACATGGGGATCCGCACTCATGTCAAGGAAGCCATGAAGCAGTCTCGCCTTCATGGCGGCGCGGCGATAATCATGATCCTTGATGACAACACTCCCATCAATGAGCCTGTCAACCTCAAGAGGCTACGGGCCATCAAGGGGCTGCATGCCATGGATTGCCAACGGATTTGGCCGGCAGCGGGCTGGAGCGGTGTAGGCGAACCTGACCTTTATCAAATGCAAATCAATCGAGATGAAGATTTGCGGCGTATTGGGATGGAAGATCAAATACTGCATGTGCCTATCCATCGCTCCAGGCTGCTGCGTTTTGAAGGGGACGCTGCTCCGTACAGCTACAAAAGTCACTTTAAGTGGTGGGGCATATCCGTATTGCAGTCCGTTTGGAATGTATTTAAGCGCTATGAAACAGGCCAAGCAGCAGCCGCCAATATCCTTAACGATTTCAGCCTTTATGTGCAAAAAATCAAGGGTTTAAAAGCAATGGTGGAGCAAGGGAAAGGCGACTTTGTGGCCAATCGGTTGGCACTGAACGCGCTGATGCGTTCAGTGATCGGCGGGATTGCCCTGGACGCTGATGGCGAGGACGCCATGTTTCTGACCCGTTCGGCCGCCGGGGTCGATTCGATCATCGAAAGACTCAAGGATGAGGTGCAGGGGGCAAGCCGGATCCCCCATACCAAGCTTTGGGGCAGCTCCCCATCGGGGTTGGGGGCCACTGGGCAGTCCGAGAAGTCGGATTTTGCGCAGGAGGTGCACATGCTCCAGGAGGACCACCTGGATCGGGCGCTGCGCCAGTACTACAAAACCCTGGCCGCCTGCTCAACCGATCGGGCAGCAATGGAATTGCCGGAGGATTGGCAGATTGATTTTCACAGCACCATCACCCTTTCCGACCTGGAAGAGGCCGAGCTACGGGGCAAGGTGGCCTCGGCCGACAGCCAGTACCTCAACGCAGGTGTGTTGCAGCCCAACGAAGTGGCCGTGGCGCGTTTTGGCGGGGCCAAGTTCTCGATCGAAACCACCCTGCTGGACCGCGAGAAGAATGGCGCGATCAAACAGGATCCCCAAAACCTGCCACCACCCACCTTTGGTGGTGACCTGGGCACTCTGCCCAATGAGGCCATTGGCCAGGGCCAGGGCCAGGGCCAGCAGCTGTCCCCCCGGGGGGACAGCGGGGACGAACGCGACGACGGTTGCTGCAGCCCCTGCGACGCCGCCACCGCCAAAGGGAAGCCCGCCACCTGCAACGACGGCGCCGTCGACGGCCAGCAGCAGGCCGATGACCAGCTGGAGGGCCAGCAAGCGGCGGCCGCCGAGGCCATCGCCAGGGCCATCGCGCAGGACGAGCGCCGCAAGGGCTGCGGCCGGCGGCCCGGGGTACGGGCGGACGGCAGCCGGGTGACCGGTCGGCGGGTGGTGGCCGGCGTGCCAGTTGACGTCCGCAGCGATGGCAGCGCCACCCTGGTCGGACCCTACGGGCAGGCCCTGGCTCTGGAAGCGGCAGTGGGCTTTGACTCCACCGGGCTATGGGAGGTGCTGAGCCCAGCCGGCCAATGGACCGCCGTGGTGGGAGTGAAAGACCAGGCCATGGTGGTGGCCGCCGCCGGCCCGGGTGCCCGGGTGCGCCGCCTCGATGGCACTGACATGGTGGCGATGGGGGTCCGATGCGACAGCTATGAGCCATGAGCATTGACCGTCGGCTGGAGCTCCAGCAGCGGCTAAGCGACGAACTGCGGGGCCTGGAGGATGAAGCGATCGGGCGGATCGGTCGCGTCTTCGAGGGGGCCCTGCGGAAAACGGTCGCACGCATTTTTGCGCAGCTCAATGGCATCGCCGCCCAACCCGCCTATGACCCAAAGACCACCCCAGGGGCGTTTTTGGGATCCACCCCCGAGGGGCAGGTATCCATCAATCCGGTTTTGAAGAATCAAGCCCAGCTGATCCTGCAGGGGCAGCTGCTCCAAGATCTCCGCCAGATCATCGACTCGATGCAGCTCTCCCCCCGGCAGATGGAGCGGCTGGAGAGCGAACTGAAAGCCCTGTTCGATCGGGCCCAGGGACTGGGCAGCGAATATGCCCTCCAGATCACCGGGGCAGAACTCGAGCCCTCCCTGGCGGCGCTCTCCCCTGAGGGGCAGATCGAGCGGCTGCCAGGCCAGGGCCAGGGCCAGGGGCCGGGCGACGGCCCGCCGCTGTTGCCCGGCCAGCAGGGCCCCGCACCGATTGACATGCCATCGGCGCCAGATCGGGGGTACCAGGGTGGGCAACGGCTGAGCCGGCTCTTCGATCTCAGCGGTGCGGTGATCGCGGCGGAACGCGATTTCAAGAGCCTGTCCGAGAACTACGCCAAAGAGCGTGATGCGGCCTCCGATGAGCACGTCAGGGCGTCAAAGGGTTACTACGCCAAGTGGTGGGCTGAATGGGGGGAGTCGGTGTCGTTTGAGACGGCGCGCCAGATGGCCCAGGGCCCCGATCCCCGGGCGCTGAAGGCCAAGCTGCGGGAGAGAATCCCAACCATCAACGAGGCCTTCAAAAACCGGGCGGAAACGATCGCCCGCACCGAAACCTTGATGGCATCTGGCGAGGCCCAAGAGCGGATCTACCGCCGGCTGCGGGTTGGCTTTGTGCAGTACCTGGCGACGCTTGATGACCGCACCTGCGAGTTCTGTGCGCCCCGATCCGGTTGCATCTACTGGATTGGTGGGGTGAAAACCCCGATCCATCCGAACTGCCGCTGCGGCGAGAGCCCGATTACCTTGGAATCGCTGGTGATCCAGAACAGCATGGCGAAATCGCCGGAGCAGACCTGGGAGGCCGAGTTCCAGGCCCATGCGGCGGCCACCATGGCCTATTTCCGGGCGGCCGCCGGCGCCGATGCGGTGCCCCGGCCGGTCGGTGGGCCCGGGGACATGCGGGGCAAGTCTGCTGACTACCCCCTGATGGAGCGGAAAGGCCTGCCGCAAAGCGTGGCGAGGAACGCCTTGAGCCCAGATGACCCACTGAACCAGGCCGCGCGCGATTGGCCAGCTGGTGACCCGGTGTGGTGCCCGCGGCGAGGATGGCTGGACCAACAGGCCAGGGCGGCCTACGAGGCGATTTTGAGATCAGTTTGATCAAGTACCCGTCAAGTGCCCGTCAAATGCCCTTGTCTTCAAGGGCAGCTTGCAATGTTGGCTGCTGTTTTTGCCGCGTCTCCTCGTGTCCTGAGCTGTTGGCGACCGCAACGCACCACCATCGATCCCGCTGATGGCAAGCACCCACAGCCGCTGCCGGTATGCAAGCCCATTCCGCGTCATACCCTGCCTCGGCCAGCGATCCGAGAACGTCGTCCATTCCTCGGTAAGTGATCGCTGCGACGTTTTCCAAGACGATGTATCGCGGTTGTACCAGGCGAATGACTCTGAGCAGCTCGTAGAACAGGCCCGATCGGCTGCCAGCCAGGCCGGCACCCTTTCCGGCTAGGCTGATGTCCTGGCAGGGGAATCCACCGCAAACAATGTCAGCTGATCCGGGTTCTGGTTGGAAGGTGCAGATGTCATCGTGAATTGGGACGGTGGGCCAGTGTTTGGCAAGGATGCGCTGGCAAAACGGGTCGCACTCCACAAACTGCACGGTTTGAATGCCACCCAGCCAGCGAGCAGCAAGGCTGAAGCCGCCGATGCCGCTGAAGGTGTCAATCATTCGCAACATGGTTTCATTTTTATAGGCTCAAGAACAACTGTTGGCCATGTCTCTAGCGGCTTCTTCCGCACCTTCTCCTGTGAATTGCAGCGATCGGTGTCCATGGGGTTGCCACGTCACCCAGCCCTTTGCCTTCAGCTGGGTCAAATGCTGGTGAATGCTACTCACGGTGGGAATTTCAAGAGCTTGCGCGAGCTCTTTTAGGGTTGGAGACTGCCCGTGGAGATTCTGGTGTTTGAGGATTGCCATGGCGACATCGTGCTGGCGGCGGGTTGGTTGCTGTAGTGCCATTGTGAATCAGACAAGAAGAGCAAAAAATAAAGTCAGGAATGCCGCTTTAGTGCCTCCAACAACTGATGGGTTCGCCACTGCAACCACTTGGCCTCATCTTGTAATTGTCGTTCTTCTGTGGGGAACATAACAGCCATGGACTGGCGACCCTTGCCGCTGATGATCTGGGTTAGCTTTTTCGAAAAATAAAAACCACCAAGGCTATCAACTAACCCTACATAAAACCATTTGTTTGCATCATTTGGGGCTTGCTCCAGAAGGGATCCGAATTCTGCGGGTTGGGGCTCGGAAGTAACATTAACGGCAAGTGCCCAACGACGTTTGACAAAAACCCAGCGACAAACCGGGTCTAACTCAGCTGTTTGGCCAGGATCCACATCAATGGGCGGCGGTGTGATGATGCGAATCTGCTCGGTTTCGTAAGTTGGCTGCGACAACAACCAGGCCCAGGGCCCAGCCAGTATCTGAGGCCGTAACCGGCCACTAATTTCCATGGCCAGATAGCGAAGCCAGCCCGACTGGGCTAGGCTCAGGCCTCGTCGCTGTGTGGCCAGCTGCAGGGCAAAGTCCCCAACGTTTTGATTGGCGCGATCGGCGTCAATCACGATCTTGCGCGCTTCGGCGTCAGTTAGATCGCATTCGAACTCAATAATGTAGCCGTTCTTTGTATGCAGTTGGATTAGCATTGGTTCACAAAAATAAGGGCACCAAGGCTTCCCTTGGCGCCATGGGAAAGGAGAAAAAATCAGCCTGAGACACCCACCACTTGAACGAGGGCGCCCAGGGCTTGAGCTGCGTGAGCCCGCAATCGCTCGGCATCCAGCCGAGTCAACTGATACGGCCGGTTGCACAGTTGCCAAAAGCCTGGGTCAAATCGATTCCAGGCCAAGTAATGAGGCATAACCCCTTCTGGCGTCACCAAGCGCACCAAATAGCTTTCCATAAAACTCAGTCCTGGCGCAAAGTCGGGGCGACACTCGGGGCGACACCTCGCTGATACTGCAAGATCTCAACGGCGTCCCGCATCTGCATGATGTGTGGAAACAGGATGGCACCGCCTACCAACAAAACCCAAGAAATTAGGTGGTTTCCAATCATCAAAAAAGACGCCACAAAGGAATCGATTCCCTCGGATTTGCGCCTTTCGGATCGGCGCCTTTTGGCCGGCTGGCGAAACTTTTCACTTTGGAGTGATTCAGGATTTTCGCTGGTTTTGCAAGGAGGCAGCCGCCGGCTCTCAGCCAAAGCGGTGTTGGGTTGAGTCATGGGTCCGATCAGTAATCGGTCTGGACTTGTCAAGCATACAGGATCTTGGATGGCATGGAAGGGCGCGCCCTGCCGCTGGCGGCAGCCGTGCCCTGGCCGATCGCCTTAGCTTGACCAGACACCAACTGATTCGCATGATCGAAGAACAATTTGCCCTGAACGCACTCGCCACTTGGGTTCACGCAAACGGGATTCATCAGGTCAGAACCGCATTGGCATTTGCCAATCAAGCGGCCCAGCAAGCAGACATTGATAGCGATGGTCTGGCGGCCGTGTTGTTAGAAGAGGGAGAACGCCTTCGCATTGAGCCCACCCAAAGTGGTGTTACAACCGATGAGATTGCTCCAGTGCCAAATCCGGAGCAAGATCCGGGGCAAGATCCTGACGAGGCAAATCCTCCACAAACCCAGTCACATCAAGCAAAGGAGGCAAAGCCTGACAAGAAAAATCCGTAACATGTTAATCAAGGTTCATTGACACCAAGAGAAACAACAGTGGATGTCAGGCAGGAAACAGCGTCGCTCGTTAAATCAATCATTGACGAGCTGATTCACGACAGCGTGCATCTGCTGACTCTCAATACATCTGTCGCCACTGGTGAAACTACTGGCACCTTTCGTGCTGGCCAATTGGTCTACAACTACAAAATTCAAGGCGATAACGTTACTTATTCGCCCGTTAGTGACAATTCAGCTGGACGCGCTGACGCCAAGCGGGGCACAGCACGCAAAACGGTGCCCAGGGGGCATCCTGGATTCAGGCGGCTCGAAACCCGCATGGCGCGACTGGACGGTGCGACTGCCGCCATGGCGGCGATTGATCCGATCACGGCGCCACTGACGGCGGTGCTGGCCGCATCGCTGCCTGGGGCAGCCGTTTTGAGCTGGGACCGGCAGCACGCCCCCCCGGGACAAAGCCTCACCGGGCGAGTGGCGGCATCTGGGCTGGTTTACCAGTTTCGCGTCGATGGCGAAGCCGTGCGGTTCCGCCCAGCCTGGGATGGCGAGACTGATGCAACCTGGGCGGCGAGGTCTGAAGGATTTCTGGCGGCCCGGGGCCACCGCCTCGATTTCCGTGACACCCGAACCAAAGGCAAGAGCGCCAGCAAGCGGCGGTGCACCACCGGCTATGGCTGCGGGGCCTCCTGCATCTCAGTGAACAAGGAGTGCGTCATCAGGGCCGCCAGCGCCATCGGCAAGGAGCGGTTGCGGCGGCTGCAGGAGCTAGTCAGGCAGGGCGACCCAAATGCCGGGAAGGTGCAGGCGGCCGTGCAGGCAGGGCGCAATCAAAAGGCCAAAGGCCTGTTGGAGGGCCGGCAAGTGGAGCGGTTGCGCGCAATGCTGCAAGATCCGGCGGTTGCCCAGATGGTCCGCAGCGGCAAGGTGCCCGCAGCAACGGCCGCGGCGCCCGGCCCCGGCCTGGGGGGGGCCGGCCTGGGGGGCCCCGGCCCAGGGGGTCTGGCAGGGACCGTGGCGGTCGTGGCGCCGGACTCCATCGCGGTGGATCCCAAGCGCTTCCAGTTCAAGCTCAACTCATCTGCCAGCGGAGAGGTTGGCTCCCTTGCCGGCATCAAAAAATGGGACGACAACCTCGCCGGGGTGATCTCGGTGTGGCAGGACCCGGCCGATGGCAAGACCTATGTCGTGAACGGGCACAACCGCCTCGCATTGGCCAAACGGATGGCGGCAGAGTCCGTGACGATCCGGTACCTCAAGGCCGCCAATGCCAACGAGGCCCGGGCGATCGGGGCCCTGCAGAACATCGCCCAGGGCCAGGGCAGCGGCATCGATGCAGCGAAATTCTTCCGGGATTCCGGCATCACCGATCAGGCGGCCGTTGAACGCGCCGGCCTCCCCCTCCAATCCGGCAAGGCCGCCCAGGGCCTGGGGCTGGCCCGGCTGCCCGAGTCGATGTTCCGTGCGGTCATTGACAACGAGCTTTCAATCGCCCGTGGCGCGATCATCGGCAATTCAGGGCTGAGCAAGGCCAAACAGGCCGAAATCGGCAAGCTGTTGCGGCAGCGCAAAAACATCTCCGATGGCACCCTGGCGGAGTACGTCGAAAACTTGGCCGTCAGCGAGGCCAGCAAGCAAGGGGCCCTTGACCTCTTCGGGGGGCAAGAAACGGTAGACAACGGCCTGGCCCGGGCGGAGCTTGCCAACAACCTGCGGCGCAAGCTGGCCCGGGAAAAATCGCTCTTTGCCACCGTCAGCAAAAGCCGCGCGGCCGAGGCCCTCCAGCAGAAGGCCGGCAACAAGATCAACCAACGAGAAAGCGCCGGAGTTGCCGCCGAGGCCGATCAGGTGCTGAGGGTGTTCAAGGAGCTGAAGGACAAGGCCGGCCCGATCGCCACCGCCCTCAACAGCGCCGCCAACCGCATGATGAAGGGCGACCCGGCCGCCCTAGTGACGAAGGAGCTGGAGGAGCAGGTGATCGCCGCCATGCAGCTGGAGCTGGAACGGGCCGGCTTGCGCAAACCGAAGCACATCGCCAACGAGGCACCCACGGCCAGCATGTTCGACAGCCTCATCAGCCGGATCATCCGCCTGGATGCTCGCGCCCGAACCACCCCGGGCCAATTGCCCTTGATGGCCGGTGGTGCCCAACTCGATCTGGGCATGCAGCGTGGCAACACCACCAGCCAGGCGGGCCGCAAGCCAGCGGCGGTAGGCCGGGCCGCCAAGGCCGCGGCGACCGGCAATAGCAAAGCCGGCAAGCCCTGCGGGGATGGTCACATCTCTGCAGCTCTCACCTGCCACAAAGGAGGTGCAGGGGCCGGCAATGGGGCCATGGTCTACGCCGGTGAAAGTGATGACGGCAGCCGGTTTGTTGATGCCAAGCCGAACGCCGCGCCGTTGTTCAAGATCCCCCCTCGCCAGGAAACACCAGCAAGCCCAACGGCCAGCAAAACCCCGCTGGCCGCTGCCATGCGCCAGGCAATCCAGCAGATGAAGGCGGCAGACGTTCGGCAGATGTCGATGCTGGCCAACCAGCTGTTCGAATCCGAATGGAGCCTGGAGCGCAAAGGCAAATGGAAGGGAATGACCAAAGCTGCCGCCCAACAGGCCTACATACAAGAGTTCGGCCAACTGCAGGAAGCACAAGCCCAGCGACAGCAGCAGAGTCAGCAAACTCAAACGGCAGGCAGTGGCACGCCGATGAAGCTGTCCCAGCGCATGCGACAGCTGACTGAGACGATGAAAGCGTCTGACGAGCGGATGGCAAAGTTGGGGAAACAGATCTTTGAGCTGCGCCGCAGGACGTTGGACCTGGATGATCCCTCGCCAGGTGCAATGCCAGGGGCCACTCGACGGGCACTGCCAAAGGGGAAATAAGCAATGTCAACCGACGGCCGCCTGGCGCTGCTCCAAACCCGACTTGATGCCCTGGCCGCCCGGCTTGATGCCCGTGCCCGTGCCCGATCGGCCCCCGGCCAGCTGGATCTGCTCACCGGTGGCGGAGCGCAAGCAGAACTCCCCCTGGGCGGCACCACCGGTCAAGGGGGCCGCAAGCCATCAGCGGTAGGCCGGGCCGCCAAGGCCGCGGCGACCGCCAACAGCAAAGCCGGCAAGCCCTGCGGGGAGTCCCACATCTCGGCGGCCAAGCAGTGCCGCAAAGGGGAGACAGGCGAAAGCCAGGAAGGCCAGGAAGCTCCAGCTGACAAGCCGGCAGCAGGGCGGAAGGGAGGACGCCCAACAGCACCTGCCGACCCCCGGGAGGGAACCACCGGAGCGGTTGAGTCTGGTGACTATGAATTCGCCCGAAAATCCGAGGTCCCGAACGCCGGGGAAGACCTGGCCCTATCGGCCCGCCATCGGCGAAACATGTTCTCGGGGTTGGCGGCGGAGGAAGCCGCCGGCACCGCCGAAAAGAACCTCACCCGCGACAACCTGCTCAAGGCCACACCCCATGACCTGATCACCGGCATGACCCCGGCCAACAGCTTGAGCAGCCTGCAGAGTTACCTCACGCTCCAGGCGTTCCCGGCGCGGCCGTACAGCGAGAAGGAACTGGCGGGTTACCAGCGGGCAATGGAACGGCAGGCGCGGCCAGGGATGCAGTCCATGGCTGTTTCTCCGGAAGGCCTGCGGAAGCAATATCACGATGCTTTTCAGCAGCTCCATGGGCTGGTTCATGCGCTACAAAAACATGCCGATCCTAATGCCAATCGTTTAGTCATTCTAAAATGGATTAACGATAAGGTTCGAGAGTTACGGCAGCAAACAGGCGACACGTCGTCTTATGCAATCGGAACAGCAAAAGACCCATACAATCCTGTAGCCAACAGTCTGATTGATTTTTCGCGGCGCATTGGCCGCCGGGGGACTACCTCCGTCCCTGGGAAGATGGAAGATTTCTCCCGTCGGCTCAAGGCCGCCATGGGCAACGACTTTGGGTCGGCTAAAACCACCTTGGAAAAGGCGAGGGAAATTGCGACCCGGATCATGGAGGGCAGCAGCGTCAACGAGGCCTTCGGGACCGTCGGCGCCAATGGCAAGCGGCGCTTTAATCCGGCGGATCTCTACGTGGCCCCGGCCAATCGCCAAGGGGGCCGCAACGTCGGTGGCTCGACGATTGAGCAGGGCACCGATTTCATTCTCCAGGGTTCCGGGTTCCGAGGTCTGCAGTTTGGCAACAGCGTTAGCGATGACGAGCGCAAGCACCACCTGAAGAAGGCGGCCGAGGCCCTAGCCGACCTGGCCGATGTGACCGGCCTGCCTGATGAAGCCATGGGCTTGAAGGGTTCTCTGGGCCTGGCCATTGGCGCCAGAGGGCGAGGTGCTGCACTGGCTCACTTCGAGCCAAAGCTCAAGGTGATCAACCTCACTCGCAAACGGGGCATCGGCACCCTCTCCCACGAATGGGGCCACGCTTTGGACAACTACCTGGGGCTGAAGGCCGGGGTGGCGGCGAGCAGCGCCCCCAATAGCGACAGAATCCACCCGGACCACGTTTTCCTCACCAACTCAGGCAAACCGTGGGAGAAGGATCCCCAAAACCCATCCCCCGTGATCGACGCGATGAAGGCCGTGAAAGAGGCCCATGTCACATCGGGCTTCATGGATCAAGTGGATAAGGAGTCCAGGGGCCTGAAAAGGGCCATGGTTTTCAATGAGGACTACTGGCGTTCGCGGCCAGAGATGTTCGCTCGATCATTTGAAGCCCACATTGACCGCAAGCTGCAGGCCCTTGGCCGGGCGAACACCTATCTGACGCAGACCCCCGACTCTTTGCTATGGCCGACTGCTGAGCAGTCCGAAGCAATGGCGCCAGCCTTTGATCGGCTGATGGCCGCCGTGCGCGCAGAGCACTTTGCCAACGCACCAAAGCGTAATGATGCAAGGGGTGTCCGCATTGATCGTTTCATGGCCGCCTTGGCACGCAACACGCCTCAGAAGCCGAGAAAGCAGCCAGGGCAAACTGAACCCGAGCAAAAATCCGAATCTCCCGCCACCAAAGCCCCGATCAACTGGGACAACGTCGCCAGCGAAGTGAAGACCATGCTGGAGCTGGACCCCAAGGATCCAGAAGACGGCACCGATTAGAGGGCCAGCAGGGCATCGGCCGATACCTGCAGCACCTGGCAGATCACCCTGATCTGCGCCGGGGATGCCGAGGCCCTGCCCAGCTCAAGTTTGGCGATCCAGGGCTGGCCGACACCGGCGCATTCAGCCAGCTGGGCCTGGGTGAGGCCCCGCCGGTGGCGGGCGGTTCGGATGCGGCCGCCCATCTCCCGCCGGACGTACGGGGCAGGAGGGACCACAAATGGGCGGTCCTCAAACATGCCGATGCGGAATAAAACACGATTCAGGCTAAGGAAACCCGCAGTTTGGTATCTCATCCGAACTGGGTGGTGTGAGCGAGGAATGGAGGTTTGACCGTGGCGCCATTAGCCCCAACTGGGAGAAAACCCCAGATGGGTTCTTGCGTGTCCATGGAACCTTCAGCCGTACCGGTTGTCTCTCCTACAAGCGAGCAGACGGCAGCACCCAGGTCGAATATCGCCCGGAAGAAGAGGTTGCTCATCGCGATTCAATTCTTTCGCTTGGGGGATTGCCCGTCACCCATGAGCATCCCCCAGAGCTGCTGACCCCTGCCAACACTCGGCAGTATCAACGCGGATCGACTGGAACCGAAGTCGTATACGACAACGGTTTTGTCAAAGGCGTCGTCATCCTCACAGACGCCGAACTCATCGCCGCCGTTGAACGCGGCGATGCCAGGGAATTGTCGATTGGCTATCGCGTTCAGATTGATCGCACACCAGGGGTTACGGCCACAGGTGAGCGATACGACGCGATCCAGCGACGCATCGTGGGAAACCATTTGGCGGTGACCAAGGAAGGCCGATCTGGGTCTGAGGTCCGGCTGCACATGGATTCCGCATTCTCGATCGATCCACCACCCTCTCCGCCATCACCCCCCCCCTTGGAGGCCCATGAAATGACCACGGCTGTTGCAGCACTGTCCAGCGCCACCGCGACCTTGGCCACCGCCCTGGCGGGCCAAAGCCGCTCGGATGGCAAGCAACGCTCCATGCTCATGCAGGAAATGGCGATGGATATGGATCCTGAAGATGACCCCGACGGCGACCCCGAGGAAACCTCTGAAGAGGAGGGCATGGAACCCGAAGTTATGCGAAAGCCCAAAAAACCGATGGCCAGGCGTCGCCGTAGTGACAGCGTGGTGTCACGGCAGGAATACGAGCGGGTGGTGAACGCGCTGGCTGACAGCGAGCGAGCACACCAGACGGATCTTGGCCGGATGGATGCGATCAGCGAACGGCTCGCCGAACTGGAAGCAGATCTGGACAAAAGGCTCGATTCCAGCGAGATCTGTCTCGATGCGCTGGTCACCGAAAAGCTGGAGCTGCTGGAGCGGGCCAATGAATTGGCCGGTGAACGAATTGACCATTCCGGCCTATCGACGCGACAACTGCAACTGGAAGCAATGCAGAAATCGGGTGTGGCGATCGAGCGCTTCGATAGTAAATCCGACGAATACGTGGCCGCGGCATTCGACACCTACTGCGATGCCAACACCAGCCCCAACCGCCTGGACCACTCATCCGCTCTGAAGCTCCTGCTTGGCAAAACTTCGGGCAATTCTGAACCCGATCCCCGCGAAATATTTAAACAACGGCTTGAGAATGTTTCTCGACAACCGTTGACCAGCAATTGACCTCTCATTACTTAACTGTCCTCTTGCTAATTGACCATGGCCTTGATCGTTACACCCACTGCATCAGTCGTTGATGACGGCGCCCAAATTGCCTATCCGCTGACCATGGATCGGGGCAACCCCGGCCAAATTGCCGATCTACGGGACGCGACCATAGCCACTGGGCACAATGAAACCGCAGCTCGGATCCCGTTTGGCATTCCGGTGAGGCTGAACGGCTCTGGCCTCCTCAACAACAGCTGTATTCCCCTCACGGCCGCCGGCAGCATTTTGGGGCTAACTGCCCGGACTGCAGTTGCCGAACGCGATGGCCCCTCCGGTGCCTACGCCGATGGCATCCCGATTGGTGCCGCCGTCAATATTCTTACCCGTGGGCCCCTCTACCTGGAGGTGATTGAAACCGTGGCGCTGACCGACAGCCTGCGGTACTTCAAGTCCGGTCCAAATGCCGGCAAGTGGGGCAAGACAGCATCGGCTGGCAATTCGCTGCTTCTGACCGCTGGTAACTGGGCAATTCGAAAGGCCGGCGCCGTAGGAACCGTCCTGCTTCTGGAAATCAACACCCCAGCGGCATTGAGTTTCACTGCCGACTGATCACTTTTCCCAACCCTTCGCCAATCATCACCATGGCCACTCGACTTGATGCCCAGGCAGCCCCTGGAGCCTTTCTGCAAAAGGAGCTGCAATACGTCCAAGCCAGGGCATACGTAAAGGAATACCCCGAGATTATCTATCCCAAAATCTTGCCGGTCAGTTTTGAGGTTCCGGAGGGTGCCGATACCCATAAGTACGATATTTGGGATCGTGTTGGCGAGGCGGACTTTATAAGCGACAGCGGTGATGATCTGCCCACTTCAGATGTTAAGCGAGGTGAGGTTATTAACGCAATCCGTCAGATTGGCACTTCGTTTAGGTACACCACTGATGAAATCCGCAAAGCGCAGTTTTCAGGAATTAGGCTTGATCAGCGCAAAGCTGATTCTGCGACCCAATCAATTGAAGAGCGGCACAATCGGTGTGCTCTCTTCGGGGCGCCTGGCACAGGTCTAAAAGGATTCTTCAACCATCCAGCCGTAGACAGGCTGGTGCTCACCGGCAGCGCCACCGACGGCTGGTTTGATGCCGCAAATATCACCCCTGACCAAATGGTTGCCATCCTCAATGAAGGCATTACCTATCAAGGCACTGTTTCCAACCAAGTTGAGGCCGCTGACAGTCTTCTGATGCCCTATGTCGACTGGCGCAAGGTGACCACCACAAAGATGGGGACTAACGATTCCAAGACCGTGCTGAACTTTTTCTTGGAATGTAACCCTCAAATCAAGCGGGTAATGCCAATCAACGAATTGGAACCGTCAAAATCCGGCGGCAACCTTACTGCCAGGCGGATGGTTTTGTACAAATATTCCGAAGATAAAATAAAGTATATGATCTCCATGGCAACCAAGTTTTTACCTCCTCAGCCCATCAATCTGGCCTTTAAGGTCCCTGCCGAAAGCAAAAGCGCCGGTACACAAATCACATTCCCCAAGTCCGTGACCTACATCGATAAAGGCTGATCATCTTAATTCTGATTCACATACCCAATCGCCTCCCGTTTTATGGCTGCTACTGCAACTGTTCCCGCTTCAGCCTCTGCCAAGCCTGAGGTTGTTTCCGCCCTGGCGCCGGACCCTACGCCTCCCGCCGCCCCAGCCGCTGAAGTGGAGGCTGGGGCGGCGGCTCACCGCCGTCTTGCCATCGCCTACACCCCTGAGGTGATCGAGGCGCAGACGGCTGCGATCCCCGCTGGCGACTTTGTCGTCTGTTGGGTGGGCCAAGAAGAGCGCCTCATCCTCAAACCCGGGCTGAATTTCGACATCGATCCTGGGCTGTGGGAAAAAGCCAAGGAGCGCGCCAGCGTCCAAGAACTGTTGGGTCAGCGGGCGATTGAAGAGATCGACCTGGGCGGCCCGACCGTTAACGACACACCCGCCTTTGGCGTCACGGTGATCAAAACGTGCGACCAGTCCACGGCACTGCGCTTGGTGCATGTGTCGCGTGATGCCAAGCAGCTAGAAGGCTGGCTGGCCATGGAAGAGCGCACGCCGGTGCGCAACAACATCGCCAACAAGCTCAGGCAGCTCAAGGACGGGAAGAGCTGATCATGGCGGTCCCGACCCTGGAGGCATTCCTGGAGAGATTCCCGGAGATGGTCATTCACCCGGTGCCGGTGATTGAAGATGCCCTGCTGGTGTCGGGAAAACTGTGTGCTGCGGAAATTTGGGGCGACCTGCACGACAGCGGTGTGGGCTACTACGCAGCCCATCTGCTTGATCTGCGCAACCGCGAGATCGGCGCCATGGTCGGCCAGGCCGTCACGGGCATCTCTGGCACAGGGGTGAACGCCACCTTCTACGGCCAGCAATACGAAGCGCTGCGCTCCACGCTGCCCGTCTTGGGGATGGTTTTCTGATGTCCATTCCGTCGCTGCCGAGCTCAAACTACGGCACCCACGCCAATGCTGTCCTGACATTTGTGGTGAGCGGCTTTGCCACGGTGGACGACCCGGAGACGGGCAATCCGGTGCCCCGGCCGGAAACGCTCACCTACACCGCAGCGCTGCGTATCGCACAGCCCGACTGGAAGGGCCAGCCGGGGATCGACATGACCGACTACAACTGCTCGGGCCGGCTGCTGGAGCCCCCCACCCTGGATCCACGGCTCACCAGTGGCTCCCAGGCAGAGGCCACCATCAATGGCTACAGCGGCACCTTTGAGCTGCGGCCGGACATCGGCATCAATCGGGTGGCCCTGCCTGCCATCCGCCAAGCGATCCATGGCAAATTCACCATCGTCGGAGGCAGCCGCTGATGCCAATGGTCGACCTGCGGATCAATAGTGCCATCGATGAGACCTTCACCGATTTTGCGGCCTACCTGGCCCGGCGTTTTACGGCCGAAATCCGGGAGGACAAATGGAACTGGCCCACCGATCCCTCCCCCCGGGACATCGTGGACACCGGCAACCTCGCCAAATCGCTACGGGTGGTCGGGCCCGAAACGGTTGATAGCCGCATAGAGATTCGTTTTGAGTGGGCAGCTCCTTATGCGGCTGCCGAGCATGACGGTGCGGTTTTCAAGCGAACCGGCAGCAACGGGCAGGCCCTGACGATGCCGGCCCGGCCCTGGTCCCGGCCGGTGCTGTATGACCGGACCACCCTCCAGGAGTACTTCGAGCGGCGTTATGCTTTGGCCATGCAGCGCCAGGGCGATGGGGAAGAGCCTGAGGATGTGGCATGAGCGACCAGCTGGTCGAACGTGGCGCCAACCTGCGCCAGATCCGAGAGCAGCTGCTGGATCTCTTCGGCGCCCAGCTGGGCGTCTACGTCCTGCCCTCTGGGGCGACCAGGATTGCCTTTTGGATCACCGGCGGCGGCAAGGGTCAGCATCGGGTGCCACCGGATTGGCGGATCCGCGGCATCGAGGCCGTTCTGCAGCGCCGTCCCGTTCGGCAGCCGCTCGGCGGCATCGGCACGATCATTACCAACCGCATCTGGTCGTTGACATTTGTGTGTTACGACTCGACCCAAACCCTGGATGAAATCGACCTGTTGATCCTCCGGGCCTTTCCGGATGCGCAACGGCGCCCCCGTGCTGCCACCGACGACACCTACGAGCAGCTGAATGTGGAGCTGCCGGATGTCGTTACTATTCAACCAATACAACTCACTTAGACCCCCCCCACAATGACTGAAATTGCAATCGGCGCCAGCATCCACAAAGCAACCCGCAGTCTGGTACGGGTGGTTCCCTTAACCCTGCCCAATCGCTTATATGCAACCAGGGATAGCGCAGGCTTGATCACCCTGCCAACCCTACCTACAGGACAGGGCTACGTCAATATGCCAGGTGTCACTAAACTTTCCTTTCAAATTGACGACAGAGAAGAAGAGTTCAACCTATTTGGCGATAATGGCTGGCAAGATTCTGTGACAGTAGGCTCAAAAGTCACCGGTTCAGGTGAGATATTTTTTATGCGCAACATCCAAGTCTCAGCAGCTTCGGCGCCAGTATTCCAGGGCGACTACTCCGCAGACTTTGCCATAATTGAACGGTCGCGCTACGACAAAGATTTTGAGGTTTATATTGAATTTCTCAAGGAAATGGGCCGCGCTCAAGGTACAAGCGGTGATTTTGTTTATGATTATGCTGGATTTAACGGCGTATTTAGGGGATACAATGATCCCAATGCCAGCAACGCGGGCCTTACCAAAATCAGTTTTAATCTGATGAGCCGCAACGATGCAGTATTTGGCCGTTACATTTCCGGCCCAACCCCTCTGCCAATTGGAGAAATCCAATCCACCCAGCTAGCGACGGCGCCGAGCTCGGGCACCCGTCGCTGGGCCACATCCCCGGTGGACAACGCATCCTCCGTGGCAGTTTCGGCCGCGATCACCGTCACCTACACCAGCGACGGCACCGCTGCCCTGACGCAGCTTGCCCTCCCCCCGACCGGTGGCGGTGGCTTCCGCCTGGAGAATGCCTCCTCAGGCGTCCAGATCTTGGCGGGCGTGGCGCTGGCAAACAACGTGGTGACGATCACCCCGGCCGCTTCCCTGCCGGCGGCCACAATCCTGCGGCTGCGGGTGGCCGATGGCGCCATCCAGCAGTCGGTGGACGCCTCCAACAACGCATCGGCCAACGGTGTGCGCAAGCCCCTGCTGGGCTTTGCCACCACCTTCCGGACTGCGTGAACCTCATCGCCAGCCGGAGCCCTCGATGAATGACCCCGGCTTCTACCCCCTATTTGCGGCAGGGGACGGCTCCTGCCATTTGATCCACTGCAAAGTGACCTGCAACCGCATGGAGGTGGCCGTGATGATCATTGAGCCATCGTTTGGCGATGAATGGGCCCAGGTAACATCGGAGGCGGACTACGGGGGCGATCGTTGCGCCGTAAAGCTGCCAGCAGCCTGCGTGAATGCAAGCGAAAGACTTAAGATCTATAACGCAAGCCTTCCCTACAAAACGCTCGAATGACGACCAAGGCAAGGGATGCAGTCTTTGCATCATTTGAAGAACAATTTGTTGAATTTGGCCCCATTCGATTGCGGCAATACAGCGATTTGCTAGGTGGAGAGATTGAGGAATATGACCGGCAGCAACGGGAATCGGCCCAGTTGATGCTGCAGGTGAGTGAGATTGCTCGAACCATTGGCGAGCACCCGAATTCTGGGATGGATGCCGATCAGGCTTTCGTCCTGCTGAGCAGCCCTCAAACCGATGCCGCTCTCAAGATCTCCGTGGCCATGAAATGGGGCCCCCCGGGCGGCTTCGGGTGCATTGCGCCCTTGTTGCCTGCAAAGGAGGAGCAGCACACCCGCATGATCACCCTGGCGGTGCTTAGCCGCGGCTCCGCCCAGGTGAATGGCGAATGGCTGCCCCTGCGGGAAGGCTGGAGCGACGCAGACTCCCGGGCGCTGCCGGGCAAACTCCGCACCGCCATCATCAATTTCATGGTGCAAGAAGGCAAGGGCGGGCCCCAGCCGGCAGAAGCGGGGGAGGCGGGGGGCGCCGGGGGGGGAAAGCCCCAGGGGGCGCCAGAAAGCAAACCATCCACGAACAAATAGCAAACCTACGGGCGTTTTTAGAGCGAAAACCAACCGATTGGAATAGCATCTACTTTCGCCTGGCTAGTTCTGATCTGCATGATCCCCGCTTTCATGCAGATCAATTCCATTTGCAACCAGTCGGCCACATCTTTAAGGCGGTCGAATGGCTCAATGAGCATGATCAGCAGAAGGCCAACATCCTCTCCCACACCACGGCCCGGCTGGCGGCGATCGTCCTGGCGATTGGATCCCAGGGCACGGCCAAAAGCGACCACACCGAATTTCTGCCCTTCTTGGCGCCACTCCCTGGTGGCAAGCCCAACATCAAGCCAGCTGTGATCGCCACCATTGAGGGGCTGATTCGCGCCAGGCGTCTGCCCATGGCCATCGTCGCCCTGCTGGCGGAGGACATTCGCTCGACCATGAAACCGGCAGAATGACCAACAGGCAAATGGTTCGTTGGCAGGTGGGGATGTCGATCTCGGTGCTGCCGTACTGCGGCTCTATGGCGATCGCAGCGAGCTGGACAAAGAACTAGAGAAACTGCGTCGATATACCGAACAATTAGAAAAGCAGGGCATCAAGGTCAAATTTGACGCCGAAACCGGCAACGCCACCCGCGAGGTGAACACCCTCCAACAGAAGCTGGTGGGCCTGCGCAGCACGCTGGAGGCCGTGAGCCGGGGCATGGAGGGAGATGCGTCGGCCTGGGAGGGCCTCGCCGACATGCTCACCAAGGCGGGCAAGAGCGCCGATGGCGGCTCTGGCGGCATCTCCAAAATGGCCGGTGGCCTGGCCGGCCTCAGCCGGGCGGCCGGGGTGGCGCTGCCAATCCTGGGTCAGATCGGCCTGGCGGCCATGGGCCTGCAGGCAATTTTCAACGGTGTGGCCGCGGCCGTTGGCTCGATCACCGGGCCCCTGCAGGCCCTGTCTCAGCAGACGGGCGAATTCAACAAACAGGTGGCTGAGGCCAGCATCTTCACGTCACAGGCCTTTGCCGTGATCGGCCCGGACGGCAAAGCCATTGAGGGGACCTCAAACCAGATGCGGGCCCTACGCGGCCGGATCACAGGCGAATTCAAGGAAATCCAAAAGGAAGTGGCGATGATTTCGGGCGCTACCTCCAGTGAGGTGTACGACGCATTTAATATCATCAGCCAGAACAACTCTGGATTGGGTAAGCAGGGCGAAAACCTTAGCAATGTCACCAAGCTTTCGACTCGCATCGCTGCGGCAATGGCGACGCTCAACATCCCTGGTTATCAGTTGCGGGGAGAGGCCAGCAGCCTGCTGAGCGGCAATGTTCAACCTGGTGATGAGCTGGCGATGAAGCTGTATGGCCAGGGAGCTGGCGAGCGGATCCGCACCCTGCAAGCAGAAGGCAAATACTATGACGACTTGATGGATAAACTAAATAAGCTATATGACGGGCAGAAAGTATTAGCGGCATCACTGGAGAACACGCTGAGCAATTTCCAAGATGTGATGCAGTCAATAAATACGAGTGGTGGCCAGGGATTTGAACGTGGGTCAGCCCGTGCACTACAGGCAATTTTGACGCCGCTGACGGAATTAAAAGACACCTTTGGCGACATGATGCGATCCATAGGCGAAGGCCTGGAGCCAGTCATCGTGTTGGCGGGGCAGCTTGCCGGCGCACTGGTGCCGGTGTTATCAGTTGGCGCCTCTATCATTCAAATTGGTAGCGACATCACAGCTCTGGTTGGGAACCTTGCCGACGCCATACTTACGCCAATTATTCAGTATGTGACGGCTGGTCTTACCACAATCGCCAAGATGTTTCAGCTATTGGCGTCGCTGGTATCGACAATGCTGCGGCCAATCACGCTGTTTTTCCGGTTGATTGGCCAGCAGGGGGGAGACTATAGCGATAACGCCTTCGACAAAATCAACGACACCCTGGATAGCCTTATAGAGAAAAGCGACAGGCTGGGTGCAGTTATCTCGAAACCTTTCATTGAAGCCGCTAAGGCTGCCGCCTGGCTGGAGGGCAAGGCCCGGGGGCTGAGCGACAAGGAAATCATGGCGCGGCAAGCCGATATTGCCGCCGAATTTGCCGACAAAATCGGCACCAACGACAAGATCAGCCTGCGCAGCATCAATGTCTCGCCGCTGGCCAAGCAGATGCAGCAGGAGGCGGAGAAGCGCTACGCCGGGGCGATT